GGCTTTGTAGAGGATGGGCTCTGGCAACGAAACATCCACCGCCCAAGGTCCGTTTGAGTCACCTACCGCTACATACCCGCCGCCTCGCTTCTTGTACAGCGCAAAGTCGTTGGTCTTCCCCAGGTATTCGCCGATCTCTTCAGCAATGTCGTCAATTGCTTGGCTCTCATCTCCGACCGCGTAGCCTAAGCCTTCGTTATTCCCCTTGATCCACTGGCTCGCTATGTTGTCAGCCGCGTCTGAATGCCGCCTCGCAAGAGTGTCTGCATACCCACGCGCCACATCTCGCGAATCCGCAAAATACAATCCATGCCCATATGCCTGCGCGCCTTCGCCCGTCCCGATCTTGGACAGGTCGAACTTGTCGAATCGGTGCGGACTGCCGTGGTAGACCGTCGCGCCCAACTCCTTGCCCATCGGCCCCATTGCCCGGCGGGTTGCCGCGAGGTCGCCGCCGCGTGCTGCCATCATGGCGAGCGGGGCGACGCCAGCAGCGGCCACCTTCCCGATCGGGCCGGCAGTATCTAGCGCCATGTCGGCATACTCGAGCAGCCCCACGGGCTGACCGCTCGCAGCAAGCCCCACAGATCGCGCTACGCCGCCCACGGGCGAGAACATGATCGCGGGGTTACGTTCGGCCTCCTCCGCTAGCTGGGCGCCGAGAAACGCCACATCGCCAATAGGGCGCATCTCGCCTTGCGGGCGCCCCCGATACTGCATATCGAATCCGACCGGATCTTGCCGACGGGCATAATCAAGGTCGGACAGCAATCGCGCGATCGGGTCGCTCATTACGCCATCCTCGTCATCGGCGCCATGCCGGCCGGGTATTTTTCCATGTCATCCTGCTCGTCCACTTGCGCCTGCGCCGCTTGGGCTCGAGCGGCCCATGTCGCGATGCGGGCGTCGTTTCCGATATAGCCTTCGGCCTCGACAAGCGAGCGATAGAGGTACAGATCCGGTGCGTTGCTCAAAAGCCAGTTGGTCGAGTTGTCGTCGGATAGGGCAGTCCACTTGGCGTAATAGATGCCGGCAAGCGTGTAATCGCTGTCGGGGTATGGCCCGAAAATGAAGTTGCTGCCGTCGCGCGAGATGAGGCGCGGCAGGGCGGTTGCCGAGCGCACGGGGTATTTGCGGTAGAGGTCTTGCGCCCCCACGATCTCTAGCAGGTTCGCCCCGCTGGAGTCGATATAGGCGTGCTTAAGCTCCAGCAGATCGGACGGCACCGCCGCCACACCTGACGAGATCGTGACGGAAAGCGCCGTCTCCTGCGCGCGCAGCCGGAGAGTTCGGTTGAAGTGCGCTTCGGCCAGGTCGATGAAGTCATCTACCACCGAGTCGAGGCCGTCACGATCCAGCCAATTGATAATAGCCGTCTTGAGGCTGGTATAGCTGCTAATCGCCATTCAATACGGCCCTCCATTCGTCCGCGTAGCGCGTGCTTTCCCAGCCCGGCATATCCGGCGTGCCCCGGGTGAAATGGACGGCGCGCGGGTCGATAGACTCGTCGCTGTGACCATCAAGCCAGTTCCACGGCTCAGGCAGCGCGCCGATTTCGTGGTCGCCCATCCACTCAAATCCATGCAGGGCGCGCCCCGACATCCGATTTACCGCTTCAGGAATAAGCCATCGGGTTGTCGGGTGGTCGCAGTTCCACGCTACCAGTGACGACCAATTCTTGCGGAAGTAAGGCTCCTGCGCCTGTCCGCGCATCTTGGTCCCCGGGGCGGGCTCATAGCGGTGCTTGACCGCCATCACCGCGAATTCCGGGTCGAATTGCGCCGCCAGTTCCGCGACATCCGCGCGAAACAGGAAATCCTGATCGACAAATACAGCCCACCCCTCGGGGTGGAGAGCCGGCACTAGGAACCGGCTAAACGAGAAATCCGTGCTAAACGGGCGCCCGTCGATGGAGTCGTACCGCTGCCCGCCCACCGTGTAGTGCGTGCGCGTGTAGAGCCCAATGGAGCGCAGCCAAACCAAGTCCAGCGGCACCGTATGGATCGGAATGCTGGACTGCGCTCGCAGGCTGCGCTCGCAAACCACGTAGGATTCTGCGCTGCCAGCGTCATAGCCGATGTAGACGCTAAGCGGCTTTGCGATCACCCAACCACCCCTCGAGGTCTCGCGCGACACGATTCGCCGTCTTCGCCCATTCGTCGTCCGACTCGCGCCGATACAGCCGCACCGTGTCGCCGTAGTACGGGATGGCCTCGCCCCGCCCCGTATAGTGGATATTCGGCCGCATGTTGACCATGCACCACGCCGGAGTGCCCAGCGCGCCGGCCAGATGAACGACGGCGGTCGGGACGGTAATCACGAGGTCCAACTCGGCTACCAGCGCGGCCGTGTCGTCATAGTCGTCCGTCTGGGTCGCCCACGGGAACTCGTGGATCTGAATCTTCCGCCGCCGCTGGAGCGCGGCGATATCGGCGCTCCGGTCTTTGTATTCGAGCGAGACGAAGTGCGCCGGCTGCCGGAGAATCGGAATGAGCCGCTCCAACTGCGCTCGCCTTGCTGTGCGCTGCGTCATGCCGACACCGCCAGTCCAGGCGATCCCGATCTTCGGCTCCGGGCCGAGCGAGTCGAGGATAGCGCGCCACGCGATCCGTCGTTGTGGATCTGCGACTAGATAAGGCTTGCCGGGATAGTCCGCCTCCACCCGCCGATAGTGGCGATGCAGCGAAAACCCGCCGGCATGGCACCCGATATCGAGCTTAAGCGGCCATTCGATTTGAGGCTCAAGCAACGTGCCATGAACCTCCAGGGCGGGGAAACTGCGGCGAATGAGCCCTTCGAGCTTGCCCACTACTTCGACGCTCACAACCGTGCAATCGCGGGCCGCATCGGCTAGCGGTTCAAGGCTGGCAATCTGGTCCCCGATCCCCTGCTCGGCGTGCACGGCCATTCGCACCGCCTTACCGCGCCCCCCGTCCCATCGCGGTTCGCCACGGTAATTCCGCTCCGTGCGCCACCGCAGCTTACCGTAGCCCGCTTCATAGGCATCCCAACCCGCGCCCCACTGGCGCTGCTGAAGCAGGGCAAAGCCAAGGCTCGACTGCGCCCACTGCGCGGACGGGTACAGCTCCATCGCCTTACGGCAAACCGCCTCGGCTTCTTCGCTGCGGTATTGCTGCACGTAGCAGGTTCCGAGCGCGACGAGCGCCGCTTGGTTGTCCGGGTCAAGGTCGAGGGCGCGTTGGTAGCATTCCTCGGCTAGCACCGGCTCGTTGACGTGATCCCACGCCTTGCCGAGATTAAGCCAGTTCTCCCACCGCTTGCCGCCGTCCTGCTCAAGTAGCCATTCGTAAATGAGCCGCGCCAGCGCTGGGTTGTCCTGCTCGAGCATCAACCGCCCGAACAGGAACCAGCCCTCGACACAGCTATGGTTCTCCATCAGGTACGCGGTCAGCACCCGGCCGGCTGCGTCGTAGTCGCGTTCATCAATCCACTGCTTGACGACGGGAAGGTCTGTCCGGTGGGTCTCCGTCATCACATGGACATCAGCGACCATCTGTATACCTCCCGATCTTGCCGTCCGTCGTCTTGAGGTAAGACCATTCGGGGGAGTCGAGCAGCTTGTGCACGCGCCCCTTGTGGTCCGGGTTGTGCACATTCACGCCATATTCGAGGAGCCACTTGTGTTGAATCACGGCCGGGATTGTCGCCACGCGCCACCACCCGTCCGCGATTTCCTTGCGGTCCACCTCCGTTAGCCGGCCGGCACCGCCCACGCCCCGGTTGCGATGGGCGCGGGCGGTGCGTAGATATGGCTCGACATCCTGCACGGTCTCGATCCGAGTCACCCGCGTTTCGTGGTCGTAGTGGTGATACGTCGCCGTGCGCGTGTCCCGGTCGAAATCGAGCAAGCGCCGAGTCACTTGAACGTTTTTCCTGTCTTGCGCGACCCGCCGCCCTTGAACTGGTGCCCCACGATGCGCGGAACGCCGGTCGTTTTGCGGTGGTCGTCGATATAGGATTTCGGCGCGCCGTGCTTGCCGCACTTCGTGCCACTCATGCCGTCCCCGGCGTAGGGGCCGAGGTGAACGTTTCCGCTTTTCTTCATGGCTTCTCCAGGTAGAGGCGGGGCCGAAGCCCCGCCCGCCCGTCAGGGCTTAGGTGGTGGAATAGATCTTGAACGAAGCGTCCGGGTGCTTCGCCGTCAGCGTGTACTCCGCAAGGATCTGACGCCGGTCCGAGTCACCGGTTTTCGAGAGCTCCTGCGTCATCACCGGCCGCAGATACGACACCGACCAGAACTCGAGGTCGAGGCCATAAACCACGTCAGTTGGCACGAATCTCGATGCGACGAGCGAGTGCGTGCCTGCGTCCGAAACGAAGACATCGGCCGCGCCAATGATCGTTGCCGGAGCCGCCGGGGGCGTGTCGCGGTACAGGGTAGCGATGCCGGTGAAGCCGGAAGCCACGCGCTTGTTGGCGTAGTCCATCAAGACCAACTGCGGGTTGCCGCCTTCGTTCCACGCCAGCGCGATCCCGCTGTTCAGGTGCTCGGACGTGAATGCCGCCGCCGTGCCCGCCGTGGGCGCGGTGCCCGGTGAGCCGGACGTGATCGCCGGAGTGGTCGCGGCCGTGCCGAGCTTCACTTGATTGGTGAACAGCCAGCCAGCCAGTCCGGCCAGCGCACGCGCCGACACGATACTGCCAGCGGTCGCCACCTGGGTTCCGCAAAGCGTCACTTCCATATCCCGCTTGAGTTCGCGGGCGCGAGCAGCAAGCTGGAAGGAAAGCTCGTCGGCACGGCCGGCCGAGTTCACCTTGCGCTGCGTGCCGCTCACGCGGGCGGTGTGCGCCGAGATCTGGCACCAGTTGTTAAACCGCTTCGTGACGGTCGCCGCGTCCGTGGTCGCATCGTCGCCTTCGATGACCCGGTTCTCGGCGGCGGCGGTCAAACTGTGGGTCTGCCACTCGTGCAGAACCGCCGAAGCCGAATCCCGAGCGACGTTCGACATGAACGGCGTATCCATCGGGGAGATGTCATAAATGATGTCCGAGAGGTCTTCCCGGTTGCCGATGGCGGTGTGCGCCGTCAGCGTGTTGCTGGGAACAGCCATTGGTTTAGCTCCTGAGTCGAGCGCCGATCAAAGCCGCCGCATCCTCCACCCGCCCCGACTTCTTCAGGTTTTGGCGAAGGCGCACGGTCTGGTCTTCGATCGCGCCGCGTTTTCCACGCGGTGAGCCGGGGCGCACGGTGCGCTTTCCGATCTTCACCACCCTTTTTTTCGCGACATCAACCTGCCCCTGCTGTTGGTCATAGGCTCTCGCCTTGTTCGCCAGCACGACAAGCCGGTGGTCCGCCACGGATGAAATCTCATCCTCGGTGAACCCTCGCTCGGACAGATAGCCCCGGAGTTCCGCCATCTCTGACTTAGCCGTCGCCTCGTCCTTCCATGCAGGCAAAGCCTGCATCAGCGCATCGCGTTCGCGCGACAGGAACACCTCGCGCTGCTCGGCAATCTCTTGCTCCGCCGCCGCTTGGTCCGCCTGCCACCGAGCCGCAATGGCCTGTTTCGCCCGTTGCAACTGCGTATTCCGCTCAGCCATCTCTTGACGCTTCGCCGTCCATTCGGACGGGTCATCGGCCCGCAGTCCGTCCCAATTGATGCTTTGGTATTCCTGCATCATCTGCGCTTCAAGGGCCTGCGAAATCGCAGCCGCCTCGCGCAACGCCGTCTCGCGCGCCGCGCGCTGCTCACGCATTTCCGACTCGAAGGCTTCGCGCTCCTTAACGAGCGCGTCACGCTGCGCGTTGGTCTTGCGCGCGTCGGCGATCGCATCCTTCAATTCGCCCAGCGACAGATCGACCGTCCGCCCGTCCTCGCTGATCGGAACGGACAGGGAAAACAGGTCGCTCGCATCGACGCCAAGATGCTCGGCGAGGTCCGCGATGGACGACACCTCGACCGCATCGCCGTCATCGCCGTCCGTGGGCGATTCTCCAGCCTCCTGCGCGAGTGTTTCGCCTTCCGGCCCCATCGCTACCGACTCGACGCCTTCCGGCGCCCCTGCGATCTCTGAAACGGTCTCAGGGGACGGCGCGGTATCCACCTCGGCCGCCGGCTCTGGCGGGGGCGCCTCTGCGGCGGCAATGCGGCTAGCAATCGACCCGATATCTTGTGCGGATTCAGCCATCTCTGGCCTCCTGTAGTTGCATCTCTGCAAGCTGGCCGGTCTGGATGATTTCGGCCAAGTGTTCTTTGACTTCGTTTAGCGCGAGGATCCGGCGCTTACACGCCAATGTCGCCTCGTCGCTCGTGCCGCTCGCCAACAGGCGCTCTAGTTCCGCGGCGATCAGCGTCGTGTAAGCCTCGTCCCACAACGGGGAATCCAGCAGCGCCCGGGCCTGAACCGCCCGATCCACCTCGCGAATTCGCGCCCGCTCGTCGTCAGGCCGCATGCCGGCCCCTCAGCGCTCGAGCGATGCGCGCTAGCGGCATCTCTGCCGGCACGTCCGGGTTGCAGCCCACGAAAAAACCGTTGTCGTGCCAGTCGTCGGCTACCGGGCAATCGCCGTCGAATTCATACCAGTCGTTCACCGGGTGGCGCTGGATGTTCCCGGCCACCACCGGGCGGGTATCCACGCCGTTAAGTTCGCCCAGCAGCGCGTCCCGATCATCGGCGCGGACGGCAAACCCGAACCACGACGAGCGCCCGTTTTCTCGCTGGTGACCGAGGAGCCGCTTGTAGTGCTCGGCATGGGCGCGCCGCTGCTCCAGGAACGTCGGCAGCTTGCGAAGCTGGACCCGCCCAATCGCGCCCTGCACCTCGGTCGGGCGCACCGAATAGCCGGGGTAATGAAACTCGAACGGGGCCTGTTTGCCGGCCCAATCCCGGGACCACCCATGCGCCCGAAGCGACACAAGAATCCGATAGAGCCGCGCGTCGTCGGTCGTGATAACGCCGCCCTCCATCGTGGATATGTGGTGCGAGAAAAACAGACTGTGCGAGGCCATGAGGCCAATCGAGCCAGTCTTACGCCCGTTGTACTCCGCGCCGAGCGCCTCGCAGTTGTCCTCGATAATGATCGGGTTGTCGATGCGGTCGAAATCGCACGGATTGCCAAGCAGGTTGACCACGAACGCCACGCCGCTGTCGGGCAATCGGTCCGGGTCGATGGTCAGCGAATCGTCCACGTCCACCACAGCGCCGCGCAGCCTGAACTGGTTAACCGGCGCATACGTGGTATTCCACGAAACCGCCGGCATCCAAACCGGGTCCATCGGCTCGATGTAGTCGCCATAGACCAGCGCCGCCACCATCAGAAGGTTGGCGCTCGATCCGCTATTGACCATTACGGCGTAGCGGGTGCCGATGTAGTCGGCGAATTCCGACTCGAACGCGGCGCACTCGCGCCCCATCGTGGTCTGGCCTGACCGCAAGACGCGGCACCGGCCTCGATCTCTTCTTCACCCCACGTGGATGTGGCGAGCGGGTACTGTTGCTGCACGCACCATTTCCTCGATCATGAATTCAAACGTGATGCTCGGCGCCCAGCCGAGATTGCGGCGCGCCTTCGACGCGTCCCCACACAGGTGATGCACTTCGGCCGGGCGTTTGAACTCGTCGGCCTCGACAACGCGCCGCTCCCATTCCGTGATTCCGGCTGCGCGAAACGCGACATGGCATAGGTCGCGAACCTGATATGATTCGCCCGTCGCCAATACGTAATCGTCCGGCGAAGGCTGGAGCATCATTGCCACCATCCCGCGAACGTAGTCTTCGGCGTGCCCCCAATCGCGGCGCGCGTCGAGGTTCCCCAGTTCCACTACGTCCTGTTCTCCGGCCGCTATCGCAGCCGCAGCTCGGCACACTTTCTGCGTTACGAAGTCTGCGCCGCGCCGCACCGACTCGTGATTGAACAAGATCCCGGCGCAGGCCCAAACGCCGTAAGCCTCGCGATATAGCCGCACGAGGTGATGCGCCGCGACCTTCGACACCGCGTAGGGACTTTGCGGATCGAATGGTGTGGATTCGTTTTGCGGCCCGGGCGAATTACCGAACATCTCCGAGGTGCTCGCCTGGTACATCCGAGCGCCCGTTGCGCGGGCCGCTTCCAACATGTGGAGCGCGCCGGTCGTGTTCGTGTCGAACGTCGCCTTTGGACACGCAAATGAGTCCCCCACGTGCGACATGGCGGCGAGGTTATAGATCTCGTCCGGCGACACTTCGGCAACCTGCGCCACCACGCCAGGATCCGTTATGTCCCCCACTACCGGCGTGACGCCGTGCGGCACCTTCGCCATTTCCGTGTCCCGCGCGCACCGCCGGACCAGCCCGTAGACCTCCACGCCATGCAGCAGCAGCAACCGCGAAAGGTAATAGCCATCCTGCCCCGTGACGCCCGTCACGAACGCCCTACGCGGCATGTTTACGCATCCCCTTGTCGTGGCGAAGGTACGCGCCGAGTTCACTATCAGGCACCACATGTAGTGACTGATAGTGCGGCGACTGGAAGTCCCGCCCGCCCCGCGTCAGGTTCGCCACCGGCATCCCGGTCTTCTCGGCCACGTAATCGAGCGCCCAGCAGTCATGCCACCCGCTAGGAAGACAGAAGATGCGACGGTTCTCATAGAGCGCCCGATAGCCCCGAAAGAACTCCTGCGCTTCGCGTTGGCGCATATCCCAGATCACGACGCCGGTTTCGCTGTGATATCCGGGGCGCTGGTACGTCGCCATAGGCAAGCCCGTCAGCAATTCGCTGATCTTCTCGGTCGACAGCGAGCGCACCATTTCCACGTCAGAGTCCAGCCAGAGCAGGAGTTCCCCGCCCTCGTCCGCCGCATCGCATTGTGCAAATACCTTCCGGCTGAACTTCCATGCGTCAAAGTTGTAGTCATAGCTCTTGCCGAATATCCCGCGTGCGGGCGGGAACCCTTCACACTCGCGCATGAAGTCCTGCGCACCGGGGATGTCCTCCCATTGGCGCCATACAATGCGGTCGCGTTGCAGTGGCGGCTCGGCGCCTTCGTGATAGATCACGAATTCTGCGTCTAGATGCTCGAGCCACGAGCGGATATTGCGCTGGACAAACGCGCCCCAGTTTGCCGGGTCGTAGGTGCTGACTACGCGCAATTCCATACCTGCTCCAAGTCCTCCCGCATAACCGCCCAGGCCTTGCCCTGGTTTAGCTCGGTCACGTCGAACTGCCGAGCGCATAGGTCGCGCGCCCATTCTTCGCGCTCGTCGTCGGTCGGCTCATAAGGCGATTCAATATCGCCAAGGTGCATTTTCGCCAGCGCGCTCGAGGCGCATGGCTTGTCCGTGAACACCGGCACGCCGTATGCGAGCGCCTCACACCCGATCGTGCTGCCCGCCGTCACGATGGCCCATGCGTTGTCGAAACACTTCTCCATCGACGCAACGCGCGGCGCGATGCCGTCACCCGCGCCCGGCTTCGCACGCACTTCGATGGGCCGATCGGTATAGCGCCGCAGCTCGGCGATCGTCTTTTTGGTCCAGCCTTCGGCCGTGTCACCGTAGCCATTGGCGTGCTGCATTTGGTTGGACGGACACACGTAGACGATCGGGCCCCGCTCTTTTCGCCAAGGGCGCAGAATGCAGCCCTTGGCCTCGAGGTCATCCGTCCGCCGCACCGGCCAACCCTTGCGCGAAAACCACTGCTGGTCCCACGCAAGCCGGATGCTGTCGGGCTTGCGGCGCAGGAAATAGGGGCCGTCCGCATAGAGCCAATGAAAGCCCTTCTTACGGGTCTCTCGCCACGCATCGGCGGCTTTACCCATAACACCGTAGGCGCAGCCGTGGGTATATACGTCGCCGGGCCAAGTTTGGTGCACGACGCCGTCGCCGCGCATATTGTTGACTAATTTTTGTCCAGTGCTTGACATCCGCCAAAGCAATAATTTCATCAGCCCCAGCCCGCCAGCACCTCGTCATCGCTCAGCACGCCGCGTCCGCGATACCGCGCCCACGATTGGCTTTCGATCCAGCGTTCCGTTGCGGCAATGTCGTCCTCGGTATGCACGTCGAGCCCGCCGGGATTCACGACGAAGCCGATACGGTTGCCGAGATAGCGAAACGGAGGCTGCGCCGACATCGATGGCGGGAGACACCGGGACACCCGGATAGCCCGGGCTGCGCCGTCCAGCACCACCGCGCGCTCCGAGATCTCTTGCCGGTTGTTCTGCACCAGATCAGGCACCGGCACCCACGGGACCAGCGTGCCATCCTCGCAAACGCGCTTGACCCGGTACGGGTGGCAATCATCCAGAAACCGCACCGATACGCACGAGTCCAGATAATTGTCCGTCATGAGCGCCGAGATGCAGTCGTCCACCAATCCGTCGTTATGAATGCCGCAGTTAGCGTGCATCGTTACGAGGATGTCCGGGTGCAGCGGCATTTGCTCCAGCGCGTGCACGATAGCGTCCGACATCTGCGCCTCCGGCCCGGACAGATAATCCGGCCGATCAATCACATGGGCGCCCGCATCGTCCGCAATCGCCTTGATTTGCGGGCAGTCTGTGGTGACGTACACCCGATCAACCATTTCGGCGTCCATCGCCGCCCGTAGCGGATACGACACCAAGGGTCGGCCAGCCACTTGGCGGACGTTTTTGCCGGGCACGCCAACGCTGCCGGCGCGGCCCATGATCAAGGCATAGACCCTAGCCAATGGTAGTTACCTGCCCGGATGCGTCCCGTTCCACGGGGATGTCGCCAATCGCCACGATCAACCCATTCGCGTCCCGCTTGATAGTGCGAGGCGCTCGCGATTTCTCATCCATCGCCTGAACCACGCTGTGCAAGTTATCCACCTGCGCCGACACCTTTGCGACGGCTTCAGCAAAAAGGTCCGCGATCTGTGTCGCGATTCCTTGCTGGTCGTCCCCCATGCCGAGCAACTTGGCCTGCTCAACCGATAGTGTGGTGCCGGACTGGATAACCGCTTTCAGCACCTCGACCTCGCGCTGCGCCGCCGCAACGTCGGCTTGATGGGCTACTTGCGCCGCCTTTAGCTCCTGCTCGCGCAACTTGATCTCGGTCTCGATCGCCACCTTCGCGCTGCCGTCCGCTGCCGTGCGCTCGGATTCCAGCGCCTTGATGTCGGACTGGAGCGCCAACAGCTCGACCTTTGCCGCCGCTTCCTGCTCACGCAGCCCAAGCTCAGCTTGGCGCAGTTGCAGCTCAGCCGCCTTGATCTGGCCGTCCTGCTGAACCTTCGCCAGATCGACGCGGTTTTTCTCCGACCGCACTTGCGCATCGGCCATTGTCATCTCGCGCTGGACTTCCAACGCCAACATTTGCGGATCGGGCTCCGGTTCCTGCGGCTCCATCTGGTCCGGATCGGACCAATACAGCGATTCCTCTAACCCCTGTTCGCGCGTGTAGTCGCGAATGGCCGAGTACACGTTTTGCGGAGTCAAGACGACACCCATAAAGCCGCCTTCGACTGCAATCTGCTGCTTTTCAAGCACGTCAGCCAGCGCCACGATGCGACGCTCGCGCGATATCCGGCCAATCCCGACCTGGACCGACATATCGGTGCGTTCGCGCCACTCCTGCGGCCGCACCTGCGCCCATTGGCCCGATACGCGAAAAGCCAACGGGCGCGTACCGTGCTTTCGCATCAGCTCGTGCATCCGCTGGAATAGCTGGCGCAGCCCAAGCTCGGCGCAAACCCGAGCGATTAACTCGATCTTTGAACGCGCCGCGTCGTAAGCGAGCGCCGCCACGCCCGTATTTATGTTGGCTAGAGAATTTCCGTCGAGCGCCCCCACTTCCTCGCCCACGCCAACCCGACGCTGCCGTGCGTCGTCGAGATACTGCATGAGGTCGAAGGTCTGCGGCGGAATGGGCTGCTGCGGAATTGGCATCATGTGATTGCCGGGCGGGTCTTCACCCTTCGTCCGCACGATGCCGCCGGGGCGGCTTGTCGTCAGGTCGTCAAGATTCACCCGCGAGTTGACGGCAGTCCGTCCATTGTTCGCGAGGTAGGTACTATCGAGAACCTGTCGCGTCAGGGTGGTTTTGATCGCCTGGAGGTCTTCGACAAGGTCGGACGCGGACAGCCCGTGAAACTTGTGCGTCAGCAGCACAGGCGACCACGTTACGAACGGTTGGCGATCAACTTCTTCAATGTCGAGCAGTTCCGAGCCCGCCGTGTACTCGCTATCCCCGCCGGCCAGCGTCACCTTGAGGAGTTCCGCGAGGCCATCGCCGTCGCGGTCCACGCGGATATAACACTCCGTTACCCAAACCCGCTCCATCGACCAGTGATCGGCCTGCTCGCGGTCCTGCTCGTCCGATAGGTGCCGGCGGGCATCGCGTTCTTGGGTTAGCGTGTCGTTAGCGGCCGGCAGGCTCTCAACTACATCAGGGTCATAGCCGCACTCGATCAGCTCGGATTTCGTCTTGCGCGTCCGGTGATAAATGAATGAGGCATCATCCGGGTAGGGCGAGCGCGCATCCCGGTCGAGGCCAAATTCCTCCGGCGGGACCGGCTCAATGTGCAGCCGGCCCTCGTCGGACTCAACCATGAGTACGATGCTGTACGTGCCGTCGCCGTCCTGGTCCCATTCGATGATCTCAATCGAACGGGTCTCATCGGCCAGCAACTCGGCTAGCTCCCATTCGTTAAGCCCTTCGTATTCCTCACGCTCCGCACCCTTGGACTCGTCCCACCAAACCTTGAGAATGCCGGTCTTTTGCAGCAAGCCGTCTTTCAGGAAGGCATAGAGGTTGTAAAAGCCGCGATTCTGACGCCAGAACAGATGCTCAACGGCATCCGTCTCCTGTTGCGCCGCGTCCACGTCTTCCGGCCCCTGCGGCTCGAAGATGCAGATATTCTCCGCGTCCGAGAAAATCCGCATAAGCGATGGCATAACCCATTCGATTGTCTCGAGAACTTCGCGCGTGACGAAGGCCGATCGGCCCTCCTGCTCGTCACCCTGCGGCTCGCCGAGATACCGCTCCATCGCGCGGGTGCGCTCGGCGGCCAAATCGCCCGCGTCACCCCGCGACTGCCATATCTCCTGCTCGCAAAGCGCGCGCAGTTCGTCGTCGCTAAGCCGCCGCTTTCTCGTCGCCATTGGGCTTAGGCCCCCGCTTACGCTGATACTCGCGCGCCAGTTCTTCGCGCAGTTCTTCCAGGCTCCGTTGCAACAACGCGACCTCGCGCCGCAGCGCGGCTACCTCGTTGATCAAGGCTTGGCTCACAAAATTCCCCGGTTGTCATACTTGATTGGCTGCATCCAGTCGTCGGAAATGGGCGAGTACATGCAGCCGTAACCAAACGCATCCGCACCGTGGCTGGCCCAATCGTGGACCGGACGCGGGCGAAACTCCGGGCTGGATTGGTCTTGCCACATCCGCTCCGGGGCAAGTTCCTTGCGGTATTGCCGCAGCGCCTCGATGCCGCGCCCGCACTTCGTCGCATCGAACCAGCACCGCCCGAGCGTGTTTCGTACCGTGTTGATGCGGTCGTCTACCCGGTGGTTCTTCACTATCTCCGGGTCAATGCCCAATTCCTTGAGCCCCTCGACTCGCGTCTTGCCCGACATCAACTCGCGGGCATTCACGTCGTGCGGGAATGCGTGGCCGGAGTACACATAGGGGCGTTCCTGCAACACCTTGGCGTAGTGGGCCAGAGCCTCGCCGCTCGCCTCGTAATAGTCGATCAAATGAATCTCTTGCCCGACCCGCTGCGCAAACCAGATCGCGGTGGCGTCCCCGATCCCCAAATCCCACCACGTCTCCACGCGCGCCGCCTGGTCATACGGTACGTTCCCGATACGGCCGTCCTTTTCCGCCTTGAGCATCTGTTCCGCGTAGTAGGCGCCAAACAATGGGGCCTCGAATGAGCAAAAAAATTCCTGATGAATCATTTCCTCGGTCATGCCGGCCGCGCGCTCGTCTTCAACCACGGACAGCGGGATAGCGTTCGTGTCCTCGACAGTCAGCAGTGACGCATGCCAGTCGGGATTGCGCTGCGCCATGTCATACAGCGCCCACCCGTGATTGCGCCCGCGCGGCGTGTAGATGAACAGCGCCCACCCGCCGTTTTCCGCGAGGATGGGGCGGATGAAGTCCCATGCGGCCGGATCGGCGAGGCTGTATTCCGAGAACACCACGCCGACCGGGTTGGAGCCCACAAGAGAATCGTAATTGTCCGAACCAACGCACTGCCAGATGGAGCCGTTCTTAAGCTCCAATTTCATTTCGTCGTTTCGACGGTGCGCAACCAGTTCTTCGGGCCACGCATC